AAAATGATCAAACATGAATTAGATTTTAGTAAAGGTAATTATATTGTAGGTTCTTTTATGTATCCAAAGTGTCCTTCTTGTGACAAAGCAAAGGAACTTATGAAAGAAAAAGGTATGCAATATATGTTCGTACAAGCCGACAAAAAACTTTTTGGTAAAGTTATGGCTACAACTAAAACTTCAACAGTTCCTCAAATTTTTATGGATGGTGAGTTCGTAGGTGGATTTGAGGATTTAGAAGAGAAATTAGGTGTTTAAGACAATAGCTATTATATTAGGATTATTCCTTTTACATAGCTTTATATTTTTGCAATTATTCATTATGAAGTGGAACATTGCTTATGCTCTACCTCAATTTTATTAAAGGAAATTATGCTGCATCGCTTAACTGCCGTATTTGATAAAGAAAGAACCTGGGAAAAGGTTATCAATATTGATTATCTTTTGGGATTTGAACCTCACGCAGACAAAGACGGAATTTATATTATTTTCAATACAACTACCGAAAGTTTTAAGTTTCATTATACTAATATTGAAACAATGATGGGAGACTATCAAACTCTTCATACAAATATGTCTGAAGGATTTACACAAACTCACACTATAATCAAACCTATTGATTTTTCAGATAAAGATGTGATCTTGGGTTAATAATGATTGACATTTGTTTGTAAATGTGATATAATAATAAAAACGGACCTCTAGCTCAATAGGTTAGTAGCACCCCGCTCATAACGGGACGGTTCTCGGTTCAAGTCCGAGGGGGTCCACCATTCTCTTCACACACCAACAAATAGAATATTAATGTTTTATACTAATGTAGCTTTAATCGGCAACAAAATACACATGAGGTATATTGAAAACGGTGTGAGAAAACAAAATGATTTTGCATTTACTCCTGAGTTATTTGTCAAAAGTAGCCGTGGTGATTACAAGGACCTATATGGTACTCGCTACAAAGCTACAGAGATGAGTAGTGTTAGTGAGTTTAGAGAACAAGTAAAAGCCAAATCTGGTGTTGTAAATGAAACTGTTTGTGGTAATGCAAAATCTGAGTTTGAATTCATACACAAAAACTTTCCTCAAAATATCACGTTTGATTCCTCCCAAATCAATATTGCCTATCTAGATATTGAGGTGTTTACTGATGGTGCTTTTCCAGAACCAGCAGCCGCCAAATATCCAATCAATGCAATATCATTTCGTATTCATGGCATGACATATGCCTTTGGTTTGACCTATGGCAACGTAACTTATAAAAGTAAAAAGGATGATGTAACTGTTTATCTATATGACAGTGAAGAGAAATTACTTTCATCATTCGTAGACTTTTGGAGTAAATGTGAACTTGATGTTATCTCTGGTTGGAACTCCAACAGTTTTGACATTCCTTATATTTGCCGTAGAATAGAAAAAATCTTTGGAGAAAAATATTTAAAAAGATTGTCACCATATTCAAAAGTATTCTCTACAGAACGTAAAAATGATTTTGGTAACAAAGAAATTGCTTATAAAATCTATGGCATCTCTCAGTTGGATTATCTGGCAATTTACAAAAAGTTCACATTTAAAAACCGAGAGAGTTATAAATTAGATTTCATTGCACAAGAAGAACTTGGTGAACGCAAGGAAGATGTATCTGAATTTGATAACTTGTTTGATCTATATGAAAAAGACTTTGAGCTTTTCATGGATTATAACATTAAGGATACTGAGCTTGTAGAAAGATTAGATGATAGACTGAAACTTATGGAGATTGCACTTACTCTCGCATATTTCTCAAAAGTTAACTATGAAGATATCTTCAGTCCAATGCGATATTGGGAAAATATTATTCACAATTATCTGTATGAAAACTTTATTGTTTGTCCAGTAGAAAAGCCTGAGAACGAGAAAACTAAAAAGTTTGAAGGTGCTTATGTAAAAAATCCAATAGTAGGTAAACATGACTTTATGGTTTCCTTTGATTTCACTTCTCTGTATCCATACATTCTCCGTACATTTAATATCTCGCCAGAAACTATTTTGGGTATGCGTGACGATATTGACGTTACTTCCATACTCAATCAATCTGTAGATTTGTCAGATGAATATGACAAAGATGTAACAGTTGCGGCCAATGGTGCAAGATTTACACGCAAGAAGACTGGATTTATTCCAGCTTTGATTAAGAGAATGCTTGACTTGCGAGTTGATTCTAAAAAGGAGATGATTAAAACTCAGCAAGCAATAGAAGAAATGAAAAAGAATGGAGCAAGTGCTAGTGATATCAAAGACTTGGAGAAAAAATCAGTTGCTTTATACAACATGCAACTTGTTGCTAAAGTTGCTGCCAATTCTTTCTATGGTATTTGTGGATTGAAATATTTCCGTTTCTATGACATTCGTTTAGCAGAAGCAGTAACTTATTCTGGTCAAGCCGCTAATCGTTTTGTAGAAAAAAACGTAAATGAATATTTAAATCGTTTGCTTAAAACAGAAGATAAAGATTACACAATCTACATGGATACTGATTCTTGTTACTTTGATTTAAGCGGAATGGTTGAGAAGTTTGTACCTGACAAAACCAAGAAAGAACAGAATGAGTTTGTCAAGAAAGTTGGATATTCTAAACTCACCGAGTGCATTGATAATGCTATTGAAAGTTTCAATAATTATTTAAATGTACATGATCCAATATTGAACATGAAGATGGAAGCAGTTGGTGGTGGCGTATTCATTGCTAAAAAGAAATATGTCATGTCTATTGTGCATATGGAAGGTGTTGATTATGCCAAACCTAAATTGAAAATGACTGGAGTTGAAGCAGTTAAATCTTCTACTCCAGCACCAGCTAGAAAAGCATTGACAGATTGTGCTAATATTCTTGTTACAGGCACAGAAGATGAATTAATTGAGTATGTTACAAAGTTTCGTAAAGAATGGAATGCATTGGCTCCAGATGAAATTGCTTTACCAACTTCTGTAAATGGCATTCATAAATATCACATTGAGAAAAATCAATATAAACTTGGTTGTCCAATACATGTGAGAGCCGCAATTAACTATAATCATTGGATAAAAGAATCTAAAATAGATATTTATTATTCAGATATTAAAGATGGCTCAAAAGCCAAATATGTTTTTTTGATTGATCAGAATTATACTAGAGAAAATGTTATAGCTTTTCCTGCAAGACTACCGAAAGAACTTGACTTACATGACAAAATAGACTATAATATACAGTTGGAGCGGTCTTTTCTATCTCCACTTAAAATTATGTTAGAACCAACAAATTGGAAATATGAAAAAACTGTGAACTTGATGGATTTATTTTCTTAATATTTTATGAAGGATTATTATGTCGAACTTTTTTAAGAACTATGCAAAATCAATGAAGAATGAACTTGCCACTATTGTTGGTGAGCAAGGCATGATTGGTGATTGTGAAGAATTTTTAGATACTGGTTCTTATATGCTGAATGCAATTATGTCAGCAGACTTATTTAAAGGTATTCCAAAGAATAAAACTATTGCGATTGCATCTGATTCTGGTATTGGAAAGTCCTTCTTTTGTGTTTCTATCGCTAGAGAATTTCAAAAGAATTTTCCTAATGGATATGTGGTTTATTATGAAACAGAAAATGCATTTACTTCAAAGATGTTTGAGGAAAGAGGAATTGATTTAGATAGATTACTTTACGTACCGATTGGAGTTGTGGAGCAGTTTAGACATGAGTCAACTAAATTTGTGAAAGATTACAATGAATTACCAGAAGAAGAAAAAGTTCCATTCATCATGATTCTAGATTCTATTGGTAATCTTTCTACAGAAAAAGAATATGAGGATGCAATTTCTGGTGCAAACAAAACAGATATGACAAAAGGTAGACTTGTCAAGTCAGCACTCAGAACATTGAAAATGGAATTATCAAAAGCAAATGCACCACTGATTATGACAAATCATGTGTATAGTGAAATTGGTACTATGTATCCGCAAGAAGTTATGACTGGTGGCAAAGGTCCATTGTTTCTATCTGATGTTGTTTTGTTTTTATCTAAGCGTAAAGATAAAGAAGGAACAGTTCAGGTCGGTAACTTTATCACTGCAAGAGCCAGAAAATCTAGATTTACTAAAGAAAATTCATCAGTTGAAATCTATTTGAATTTCAAAACTGGAATTAACAAATATCATGGTCTCTTACCATTTGCTGAGAAAGCAGGAGTGTATAAGAGAATTGGAAATCGTTATGAAGTTCCAGATGGCCGTAAATTGTATGAGAAACAAATTATGGCAAACCCACAAGAGTTTTTTACACAAGAAGTTTTAGAAAAAATTAACGAATATATTCATGAGGAATTTTCTTATGGTGGTTATACAGAAGAATTGCCGCTAGATGATTTGCATGAAGATATTGTAGAAGAATAAGGATACTAAATGGAAAATTTTGAGTTAACGTATGGTATTGTAGAAGATATGCAAGGAAAATGGTCTGTGCATATCGAAAATGGTAAATTTAAAGATTTTTATTTTAAAATTGATCACTTGAGGTTGACATACAAAGATGAAAATGATAAACTTAAATTAGTAAAAGATTATTCTGAAGTTGAGGATAAAGAAGTTCAACTTGATTTTCAATATGATTTAATGAAAGTTCCTGCGGAGTTTGAAAATAAAGATGGAGATCAATATGAATTTGAAGAGGTAGCGAGAAATATTTTAATTGATATACTGATGAATCATAAAGACCTTTATAAACTGGAGCAAGATGAACACCAAACTAATTCTGAACAGTTTGATCAAAAATAAGACATATGTAAATAAAGTTCTACCTTTTTTGAAATCAGAATATTTTGAAGACAATTTAGAAAAATCTATATTTAAATATATTTCAGAATTTATTACAGAATACAGTACATTACCATCAGATGATGTGATAGAATATTATGCAGCAAAAGATACTAAACTGACTGATGATGACTTAAAAGAAATAAGTTCTTTATGGAATGAAATTATTGAAATAGATACTGAAAATATGACGGTTGATTGGTTGGTTGATATCACAGAAGAATGGTGTAAAGAACGTGCCATTTTTCTAGCAGTAAGTGAATCTATCACCATTATCACAGATGAAAAAAAGAAACCGGAAAAAAACACAATTCCCGATTTATTAAAAGAGGCACTTGCAATATCTTTTGATACAAATGTTGGTCATGATTTTGTAGAAGATGCTGAATCAAGATTTGATTATTATCATAAGAAAGAAGCTAAAATTCCATTTGACATTGATATGTTAAATAAAATCACAAAAGGAGGTTTCACTCACGGTACATTAAATTTATTTTTAGGTGGTACAAATTCTGGAAAAACTTTGTTCATGACACACTTTGCATCATCTTACTTATATCAAGGATATAACGTATTATATATTACTTTGGAAATTGCTGAAGAAGAAATTGCAAAACGCATTGATGCAAATTTAATGAACACTAAAATGTCTGAGATTACTAATTTAGAAAAGGATAACTTTTTATCTAAAATAGGTAAAATCAGATCAAAGACAATTGGTAAATTAAAAATTAAACAATATCCACCAGCTTCTGCAAATATTAATCATTTTCGTGCTTTATTAAATGAACTCAGTTTAAAAAAGAATTTCGTTCCAGATATTATTATTGTCGATTATTTGGGAATTTGTTTATCTGCTAGAATTCGTTCTTCAGAAAATTCATTCAGTTACTACAAATCTGTTGCAGAGGAATTACGAGGATTGGCAGTTGAAAGAAGAATTCCTATTATTTCCAATCATCAATTCAATCGTTCTGGTCAATACAATACAGATGTTGATTTAGAGAATGTTTCAGAATCTCATGGTATTGCAATGACTGCAGATTTTCTTGCTGCGATTATTGTCACAGAGGAATTTATTGAAGAAAAGAAAGTGATGGTCAAACAGTTGAAGAGTAGGTATAATGATCCAAGTTATTATAATAAATTTATGATAGGAATGGACAGAGAAAAAATGAAATTGTATAATTTA